AGATAGCTGCCCATAACCATGCAGTAGGATTATTGAAACCATGATCCATTGCAAGGACAAATTGCCAGTGGTCTTTGACTGTTTTCCAAGCTGCTGAGTGTAGGAGACTAGGAACGATGTTATCTGGCCCGAAGTTCTTGTAAATCAGACCACCCATCTGAATATATCGTCCACGACGGCGAGCCTCTTTCTCATCGTCACCCATCGTAGTAAGCAGCATATCTATCTCTACGGGAGAGAGGTAGATATTCTCATCCATCTCCGCCTCTACTACGTAGAAGTTAGGATCAGTCCGTGCTCTAATATAGATCGTATCATACGTCCACGTCATCCCATTGACGGGAGTCATGGTCATCCACCAAGAACCCCCTGTATCGACGAGTCGGGCCATGTTCTCGTTGAAGATTGCTTGATTGGGTTCTTCGTCGAAGTGGATGAAATGACGAGAAGTACCGGCGAATTTTTCCAAGTCCATTTCGTAGGACATTAGTTCTACGAACGAGTTGTTTGAAAGTGTGAGGGTACGCAAACGGGAAGAATAAGAGTCCTCCCAGGAACCGTTGATAAGCATTGAAGGAGGAATCCATTTAGCCAACTCCGGCAGAATGATCTTATCCACACCCTGATTGAAGTCAACTGCGATAATACGCCCTCTAATCGGAGGCGGAGGTACCTCACGGAATCTGTGTTGACCTGTGAGCCACATTACATCTTCACATACACCAGCCACTGTTTTACCCGCACGGTTACCACCGAGTAACTGACGACCTTTTGCCATTGAGGTATGAAACTTGACTTGTTTCCTCATTGGCTTATAGCCGTGAATTGTCGGCTTAACCGCTGATCTACGGAGGGAATCAATCAGTCCCTCCATAATCAGAGATGGAGTATACTCTACAGTAGGCTTCCGAGGCATTTAGCGACTCCAAGGATAAACTAGGGCTGGGTCAAACTCATCATCTTGAGGGCCGCAGATTCCGATAAAGGCTGACGCATGGTCAACTTGATCGAGGTCACAATTCCCGATGACGCCGGGACAACTTCCAGTTCCACTATACTGCCAGGCATCCCAAGGAATCCCTCCAGCGTGCTTTTTAGCATCTGACTCTGATGAGTACGCAGCGAAGACTCTAGCTCGTCTTCCGTCATAAATTTTCCCCGAACGCCATATAGTTCCTCCATTAACGTATCCCCCCGTATATACAGCGCAGGGTTTTCTTGTGGAGGCTTCAACTCTGTTAAGCCATTCGAGGTTCGCTTGTTCGTTGAACCCTTCGATTTCCGAATCAAGCATAACTCCTTCGCCACTAGGTTGTGTACCCAGTAATTGCAGGAACAAATCAGCCTGCTGGGTCCAGCTTAATCCGTGGGTGGTTCCGTCGTAGTCTTTGAACGTCGGATATCCATAAGCCATGCGGTAACGAAATCCAAGAGTACCTGGTGGGGCATTGTGGGGGATTGCTCGTTTGAGACATTCGCTACGATTGTAGGCGAATGACGGATCAGGTAAGCTTCCCTTGACGACTTGATATGCGACCCACCAGACTCCGGCATTTTTCACCGCTTCCCAATCTATAGGGGCAGGCTGATATGGAGGGTGTTGAAAACGCGAAACATCAATACCCTCTCGTCTAGGCATATTCTACAGCAGCAACAAAGCTAACGCCGTGAATGCCAATCCGGCAGCAACCAAGGTTGCATAAAATGTCCTGGTAATGAAGGCGAGAACTGCCCCAATAGCGAACAGAATCACAGCCACCAGGAAGAAAATATCTGCCCAGTTAGTTTGTCCGTGTGCAATATCAGCAAGTATGTACATGATTCTCCTAACCTTGGTTTTTCTTGGCTTCGGCAACGAGTCGGTCGTAATCGCTCTTGACCATGTTGACTCGCTTCTGAACAATTCCGTTAGCCTGGCAGTAATCAGACTCTGCGCCTGTTGCCCAAATAAGGTACCCAGACGTGAATCTAATGAACCACAAAGGCGACGGAACTTCTGGTACTACAGGGAAGATGTAATAGAGGATAGGACTAGCCATTATGCACTCCTTGTTGCGAACCACGGGAAAACGAAATCTTCGTCCCCGGTATCTGGACCACCACTCATTCTCCTTGCTACTCCATCACAGAATCCTTGTCCTCCCCGCATTGGCCACATTCTCGGACCTGTATACACAAATCCTGCGGTTGCCTGATTACCTCCCCACGGATCAATCTTCCGACTCGGCGCCCATTCTCTGTGAGCAATACAATCCGATGCCTGCAAACCATATGCGCTACACATAGCAGCACACATCTTCTCGTAGGATTCCATCATAGCTGGGGACCAGTTTTCACCCACGCCATCATTCTGCGCTTCGATGCCAATGCAGTACGAGTTAGCAGAATCCAATGGAACAGTTCCCCTGGACATATTCCACGGTCCACCTTTACCCGCATGATTACTAGCACCAGCAGCATGAACTCCTACGGTTCCGTCACGACCGAGAATCATGTTGGCAACGGGCGAATCAGGATGGCCTACAGCCAGATAATCCCAACAGGACTGGAATCCCTGCGAGGAAGGACTTGCAGTATGGTGACAAACAATCCCAAGGAGTTGTGTAAACCCGCCAGAACTACGAGAACGAGTCTGCCAGCCGGAATACAGCTTGATCGGAACTCCGGCAGAACGAATTACCATATCTAATGCGGGGTACGCACCAGATCGTCCGTCAAGCCAAATACTACCCATCAGCCTGTTCCTTCTTCACGCAAACGCTTCAACAGAAGGATGATGACGAAAGCATATAGAGCTTTCTCCTCCGCTGAGAGTTCGTCGTAGTTCGGATGCCCCTCAGGTGCGAGATTATGCCGAATGTTCATGAAGATTCTAGCGGTTGCCTCAGGATCAATATCATCCGGATCAAATGCATCTTCCGGCGTCATATCTCCAATAGGACCGGGCATGAGTTCTCCTAACCCATCGGGGAATTGATAGTGAGTTGTCCATTCACAGTTCCGCCTACAATCTGTCCGATAGTTCCGAACTCTGCATATGCGGTAGATGAGTTACTAGAATAGACACTAGTACTTCCCATCGGATCAGCAGGATTACAGAAGGCATCAGCAACATTTGCGGGCATATTGAAGTTCTCGCCTTGTCCTCTCTGCCATGTACGAGACGCAAAGGCAACCGTAAGCGGTTCCGGTGGAGCGCTTGATCCCCATGATGCTGACACAAAGCCAATAGAGAAGGTAACGTTCAATGAACCACCATCGGTGGTAGAACGTCCAATTCCGAATTGAACCACATTCCCTAGACGAATTCGATTCCAGAATCCTAGATCAGCGAGGAAGTTACTATCCCAATAATATACAGTCTGAAAGTCTCCTGAACCACCACCACATCGAGGAACTCCACCAACCCATCCAACCGAGTTAAGAGGCTGGCGCCGGTAAACATTATACCCAACAGCATTCAATCTGAGAGTTCTATCCCCCGGTGGAGTTAGTTTCCAACTAGCACCATTCGCAAAACTAGACCAGTACGGACTATAAGGACTATTAGCCTGATTATTAGGCTTACCCCACGCATTAAGAATCCAAACGGTCCAAGTCACCGTATTCGGCCAAGCGTTGCCTGTATTTACCGAGCCAGCATAATCTCCACGGTAATGATCCGAGCCAATAGCATCCACAATGTTCTGAGTTGTCGTAGCAATTCCATAGTTTCGAATCAACGTCCAGTCATAATATGGAGGTTGAGTTCTATACAGCTGGTAGACCTTATTCTGAGCATTTCCATCATGAATGAACTGTAAATACATATTACCATAGAAATCGCCTACAGTACCGATTCCATTACACCTACAGAAGCCCGCATCGGCAGGTGTAGTAACATTTATCATGGGGGACCATGCACTAGGAACTCCACTCTTGCTTGACCTGACCCGATAACTAAGCTGAATCCCTCCAACTGTTCCTGGATAGATATCATTCCAGAAATTCGTTCCCTGAGCAACTGCAACCACAGTTGGACCTGTGGGATTGCTTCCTCCCACTCTTGTAACTTCAAGTTCATACTGATCGTACACTGTAGTATCGGAAATGGGGTCCCAGACAACTTGGACCTCATATCTATTGTTGGCCCAGGCAGTTGTACCAAATCTAAGGTTAGTGGGCATAGGGGATACGATATTAGGCCAAACTTTTGTCCAAGCTCCTGCATTCTTAACGTGTACCTCCTGTACGTTCTTCCATATACCGGCGTCTTTAACTTGGGGCGGGACAGACGTTATTTCCTTCCAAACACCTGCGTCCTTTACATACAGGTTGGGCATTATTTGGAGCCCCTTCGTCCTAGAAAGCGAGCTAGATCATCCAATGGGAGAATACCTACCATTATCATTCCGACTACTAATTCGGCCACCGGAGAAGTCTTGTTATGTAGAGAGTCTACAATTACAGCAACACCGAGAACGAAGACTACGACTCGGCGAACCCAATCGAATGCTCCGTGCCAATCCATAACTAAACTTTAAACCACAGGTCCCCGTCATTACCACCGCTGGGAGCACTTGCACTGATTGTGTGGAACTTACGAGTATACAGCAGGCTATCAGAGCCGAGACTGGATAAATTGTTTGCATTTGCACTTACTGTTGTAGGCCCGGCAACACCTTGCGGCCCTTGTGTTCCTTGAATTCCTTGCGGGCCTTGAACTCCTTGTGGTCCCTGGAATTGCGTGGAATTCCATTGCGCTGAAGGAACAGTTCCCCACACATAGAGAACTCCGGGCTGCGCTGTAACACTATAAGCGTCTCCAACGGCATTTCCGGTGGGGGGCAGAGCGCCAACTGTAGCGACATTTCCTTTGTAGTTAATTCCTGAGCCAGCAGTTCCTTGAGGCCCTTGAGGTCCAATTGGCCCTTGAGCACCTGTGTCTCCTTTTTGTCCCTGAATTCCTGGTGGACCTTGTGCACCAGTATCTCCCTTATGAGCGTAAGTTAGCTCAGCTTCGTCCTTGGTCAAGAAATTACCGACAGTACCAATCGGTCTAACTTCTGGCACCAGCAAATCTTTGATGTTATTCCAAGTCGGCGGCACGGGTAGTGTATCACTTACCCTGATGAAATAAATCTTCGTGTTACCTTTGGCCTTTGGAATTTGCTCTTCAATCCGATACAACGTACCAGACGGCGTGATATTATCATTACTTTCGAGTGTAACCTGCCACAGACCGTTTGCATCACTCACTAATTGTTCTACGGGAGTTACCTCACTCCCATCACTGATCCGAAATCCAAAGTCAGCGTATAGTGAAATGAAGACTTTGACTCCGCTCATCGGCGTCCCATTTAGGTCCGTCAACTTGTTCTGCACGTTGAATTGCATCTATGTCTCCGGAATTCTCTTCGGCGGATAAGGGTACATCTACAGGGGGGCTGATCGGGATAACTGAAGAACCATTGAGCACTAGTTCCATCTTATCTGCGACTTCGATCAATTGATTCGGAGCGAGGTATTGGACGAGAATCTCCATCAGCTGTGACAAAATGTTCATCAGGTTCAAATTAGCCCGCTCTTGTGGACTATGTTGCCCTGAGATTTCATAGAAGAACTTAATGGACTGGAAATCTCCATCTTGCACTAGCTTCATCAGTGACAGTCTAGCGTCGATGTCTGAATTCCCTAGCCTGTTCTGAGACTCAGACCTGAGGTAATCTTGGAACGCTTGTTCCTTCAACCACGCCTGATATTGCAACGTCGTGACACCCATTGCCTTAAGCTTTGCGCTTAAGGTCTTGCGATCATATGTATTGAGAATTTGGTTCGCAACGGCTAGCTGCATTGGCGTCAAAACTCGGTTGGCGCGTGATTGTAAGTGCTGATTGTAATTAGGGAGACCTCTTGCCTGATATGCGGTCTTAAACTCTGATCTTCTGAATATCCCTGCTAATACACGTAACTCTAGATCGAAGTGTTCTGCGATTTTTTCCTTACTTGGTAAGATTCCTGTTTGGTGATACGCTTGTTCTATGTAGGTAAGGATTTCTTGCATTTTCAGGATTCCGTCCCTGTTGTAAATTCGGACCCGCTCCGCTACGCAAAGCGTCGCATATAGGGGATCGACCAGTCAAGTCACATACGCAATAAGAATGAGAATCATTCTGACTTTGAGAATCGTAATCATAATAACTCTCATTCTCATGCGTGGTTCAAATGAATAGCCCGACGGTAATGCGAAGTTATATTCGCAAATACCGCCGGGCTATATATCAATCCATTGCGCTCGGATCGTAGCTCTTAAGCTCTTTCCATACTTGATCCCTCGCCATACGCAACTCGCAATGCGTATCGCTAAGCATCTCTTTCCTATCCTTGTCCACCTCATTAATCGTAGTGAGCGCACCCATCGCCCTATTCAATGCATAGAGCGTATTCCAAAGTTCCTTTATCATTTCGTCCATTGCCTTATCCCTCTTCCTTGTCATGGATGATGAAAGCATCTTCATCAGTCCAGAATCCGTATCGCCATTGAAAGTTTTGCCTGGCATTCTCTTCGGTAGTTCCATAGGCATACTTTCGGGGATGCCCATTGAACCCCCACTTAAGTAGTTCGGCCATGCTTTATCCTTTGCTAGTTGTAATGGGCGGGGGATTATCCCCCGCCCATCATTGCGTTACTTTGCCTTGCGAGTGAGAGTAACTTTCTTACCCTCATAAGTGAACGAGCCACCCTTAGCATTAGCTTTCGGAATGTTCTCGTCAATCAACTTGCTTAGATCCGTAGTCGTCTTTCCAATCCGATCCTTACCAGTAAAGATCAATCGGATTGCCTCGTGAGGATCATCGGCAGTAGTACCGTCCACGTTATAGACAAACTGATATGTATTGGCATTGCGGCCAGTTCCCCCATTACCGGGGCCGCCGTAGTTGCCTTGTGCATTAGGCAAGTTAGGCGTGATCTCTTTGCCTTCGGTATTCAGGTACTTAACATTCAGGTTCATCTTATGACCCATAAACCCATAGAGCGTGAACATTGCCTTTCGGCACGCTAGATAGCGCTTCTGCAATGCTTCCTTATCGTTCACAACCTCCGGCTTAGGTTCATCCTTTGTTGCTTGCCGAACTTGCCAGGCAAGTTCATTACTGACGTAGCCGACAACGCTTGACTTAATGGCATCACGAAGATGATAGATAACGGCCGGATTATTCTCATACTCAGAAATGAGCGTAAGCATTTCGACCATGACGTTATGAGCGATTGCCTTAGCGTCTTCGTCTTTCTGCCATGCCAACTCATACTCCGGAGTAACTACCGTGTCACTCTTACTTTCTTCCTTTGCCGTGAGTGCCTTGTGCATTTCGAGCAATCCGTCAAAGGCGGTAGCGAAAGCATCACTAGCTGACGTTTCCGTATCCAACCCCATGAGTTGAATAGTTGAAAGGCCCAGAGTTTCTAGGTATTCGTCAAAGACGACACCAAAGGGACTAGACATTGTGAAGCATCCTCTTTCGTAGTTGTGAGTGTTTCCGATTACGCTCGGTCCGATATCGGGGGAATCCCGCCGGGGCGCATCACCAACGTTTCGCCGCTCGTATCCCAGCGGCCCCAGCCGGTGCGACCGGGGGAATCGGACTGCTCGTTGCCAGTAGGTTCCGGCTGGCCTGCTTTGCAAGGCCAGCTTATCAGGCAGTACTCCCGGTACCTATATTATTTCATAGGTCATTCGGCCTATTTTGAAATTGATTCGTTCGGCCTACGAACTTATGTTCGCTTCCCCTTTCCCACCTAATCAATAGGCATTGTGCGGAAACGCCGCACAGTCGCGCGTAATGATTCGTTTGAACGAATTACTTGAACGTATTTAACTTTCTAAATATAGATCGCCGGCACGTGTAGATTCTATACAGGGCGTTGAAGTTGGAGGATTCTCGAGTTCAAGTGTGTGATATTTAAATTGGCAAGTTCTCGGCAATTGGAAACAGCGTACAACTTCTAGTCGGCAATAGCCGACGAAGAAGATTGTGCTCTGAAACTGGAACATTTGTGCAACCCCTGACCTGGCCTTGGAAAGCCCATTGCCCAGGTCGGTTGCCAACTTGCCAACTAAATGCCAACTGTCCAGCGGCCTATTGCAACATAGTTTACTCACCCGAGTTGGCAATCGAGTTATAATAGAGCCGACTTGACAGCTTTCCCTGTATATGGTACACTACCCTCCTACCACCAGGCATGATGACCCGCTCAACATAGGAGACAATCAAGATGGCAATAGGCCGTGTTGAACTTCGCTCTGTAGCAGTAGATTTCAGCCCGCCGTGTTCCATCTCAGAAGCTCATAGACGCT